GACCGCTGCCACGATCGTGAAAATCTGCTTGCCTACGCCACCGCCTCCCAGCATTCCTCCATGCGGGACCAGAGAAACAAAAATCATCATCCCGGCTTTTGGCTTAACCCTGTGCCAGTGTTTTCTGTGGACGTAGCATCCGCCCGCGCCGTCTCGCCTCGCCATGTAAACGCCGCCATGAGTTTCAAACTCCAGCGGCTTGTCCTCAAACCGATCGACAATATCCTTCAAAGTAATACCGCACTCAAAGCCGCGATTGACTTTGTGTTCGCTCCAGATCGTCCGGCGATATTGAACTGTTACTGGTGCATGCATTTCTTTAACCGATATATTCCTTCGATCCTCCGGCAGATGGAAGCGTCCGCCATGTGAACAATTCGCGGTCCGCGAACATCCTCAGTGTGGATGACCTTGCCGCTTCCGATAGCGCATCCGAGATGAACTGCCGTCCTTCGGAGAATTCCATCGCAGCCTTTCGCGTGACCCGTCATCCGAACGCAGTCCAAGGGCTGCGCCACTTCCGGCGGATTGCCTTCGATCTTTTCCCAATTGCCAGACGCTATCTCGCCTTCAATCTTGACCAAGACTTTAGCGACATCCTTTCCCCAACTCGCATCCCCGTATTGCGGTAGCATCGCGCCGATGCGCTCCGCGAGAATAAGCGCGTACAGCCCGAAGCAATCCGCGCCAGCGCGCGATCGCCCGCCGTCAAGATAAGGGATCGCCAGATACTCGGACGCCCAAGGCTTCATGGAAACAATCCGGGAAAATCTTTTGGCGTTACGCGATAGCGTGGATACATTTCATCCCACATGCGGCGATGCTGGATCGTTCCGGTGATCCTGAGAGCATCCCAAGAAACCTCCGACAGCTCGAAATCATCCCAGCTTCGCTCGACCGTATCAACCGAACTGGCCAAGACTATCTCGATCAGCAAGGTTGGAGGAGTGTTGATCCCCTCCAGCGCGTTGCAGATAACCCGCGACACGTTTGAAATTGAAATTCTAGCGGTCGGGACTTCATCCCCATCGGTCGGCAGGTCGATCGACATCGGGAATGCGATGTAGGTATTGCCCCGTGAGAAGATATTCCTTCGGTTATTGACGACATAGATCGGAGATTCAAGCGACTCATGATCCAGCGTAAGCAGGACCAGAACTGGATCGTCCTGATACTGCGATCGAACCTCGATGACTGCTGGTCCGGTTGTAAGCTGGTTCATGGCGGCATCTTCCGGACGCTGATGCTTACGTTGTAAAGATGGCCGCTGCGTACCGCCTCTGGCTGAACCAAAAAAAGAAAGATGGTATTCGCCACCAGCGTCATCGGATGCTCAGCGGTGAACGGGAGGCTACCATCTTTCAAAGTCGTCCGCCAAAAATCTCGAACGGCAAGCATTTGTAATCGAGGTATCAGAAGGAATGAGCCTTGAAGGCTTTCCATGTCTCCTGTGAACCGTCGCCTCGTCATAGGCGGACCCGAATCAAGGTCCATCGGAATTGAATTATTCACCGGCTTGATCAGCAAGCCCGCTATCTGACAAAAGTCCGGAAGGGTAGAAGGCCAAGCAGTCGGCATGTTACGGTCTCGCTATTCCGCGAGGCGACAGGCCATACTTGCCGCGCATGATCTGGTTGGTTCTTCCTCCCGATATTTCATCACGGATCAAGCCGCGCACCGTTATCTCTAGCGCCTTATCGTCGCGCCGCTCTGTTTGCACATCCGCGTTGTAGCTATTCACCACCACATTGACGCCGCTGCCTCCGCTGGCGCTAGCTGCCATGCCGCGCATCACCGGATTGGAAACAATTTGCGCCGGTCCACGGATTAGCTCCGGTCCGTTCTCGCCTGCGATGCCCCACTTACCCGCACCGAGATAGCCGCCTTCCGCAAATTGCGGAGGATTAGGCGGCAATGGCGCGATCGGATTGCCACCGCTTAGACCAAGCGCACCACCGAATGCCTGCGCTAGCGGTCCTGTGATCGCCAACCGAATACCGATGCGGATCAAATCCGCGATAAGCGCATCCGCTAATTTCTTGAAGGCTTCTTCTGCGGTAGTGCTCTTTGTGATGATGCCAAGCAGCGCATCCTCAAGACCTTTCAGCCCGCTGACCATCGCTTCCTGAATTTGCCTGTTGGCGTTAGCAGCCTCGCGAGCGAAAGTGCGAATTGGTCCCTTCGCATCCTCTGCCGCTTTCGCTGCCTTGGCATAAGCATCCGCGATCAGATTGATCTTTTCGGCTTGCTCTGCCGACACCGCTGTATTTTCCAGACCGGCTGCGGTATTGACCTGCTTCGCGATCGTCTCAAGCTCCGCCGTGATTCTGGCGCGTTCTCTCGCCTCCGTGCCTAGGTCGATCGCTTCTGTCTCTGCGTTCAACGCTGCCGTTCGCTTCTCTAGCGTATCAATCGCGGTATCTAGCTTGTCCTTGGTTTCACCTTCATCTGGTTTAGGTTTTAACTTTGCGGATGCTGCTGGCGGTTTTGCTACACCGATAGCTAGCCTTCCAGCGCCAGTAGGCGTAGCACCAGAATCAATTAACTCTTGCCGAAGCCTAGCCGCGCGATCCGGTAGTGCCTCTTGGGCCTCTGTCAACATTGGTGTTTCGCCACGAATTGACGTTTCACCACGAGCAATTGCTGCCTCTACAATCGCCAGCTCTTTCGTCTTCGCATCAACACTGAAACGATTAAAGGCTCCCAAAACACGCCCGATAACATCGAGAATTCTTACCCAAGTCTGCTCGATATTAAGAACCAACCTATTCAGGTCAGACCACAGCGGCTTCATTTCCCGGCTCAATTGGTTTTGAGCTAGCTTCAACTCCTTGTTAATTTCCTTCGCTCTCTCTAATAGCTCATCAGGAATAATTCCAACCCCAGTCTTTCGCGCCTCCTCCATAGTAGCTAAAATTTTTGTAACGCTAGTTTCGCCACGGCGCAGGGCGTCAATAAACTGTTTATCTTTGAAGAACGACTCACCAAGCTGAAGGGCTTCGATATTTCTTCCCCTATCTTCTAGCTCCTTCATCGCCTTTAGTACGGCTTTGATTCGCTCATCTTGATCCGGAGCATTCCTGAATAGCTCCAGCCCTTCAAAATCCTTTAACTCCGCTTTCATAACGCGGAGAATTTTTTCAGTCTCGGTGAGCTTCTCTGTGCCGAAGTCCCACTTAGAAAGATCAATCGGGTCCGGCTGCTTCGCCGCGTCGAATGCACCCTTGAGAGCCCCTTCAAGAGCATTAGCGGAAACTTTTAACTTTTCTGACTCAAGAACAAACTCTTGGAAAAATCTAGGACTGACGTTTACCTTCGCTGCCTTGTCGGCAATCTCTACCATTTTAGCGAGCTGCTCGATCGCGGTACCGATCGCCTTGGAAAAAAGATAGGCGGCAACAGTCACCGCCGTCATTCCGAGAAACATGCCGCGCCAAGATGTAGCGAAATTGGCCGCACCCGCGACCGTACCGAGGCCCGACATCGACTTACTAAGACCGGTCGCGGCAACCGCCGTTACGTTCGCTGCTGTGGCTACTGATCCGAGAACCGGGACAGCCTTCGAGGCTGCGTTTGCCGATGTGCCAACCGCAGTAAGTCCTGCGCTGACTCCTTCCAAGGCTTTCGACGTTCCCTTCGCTCCATACTCCAGCGCCTTCATCGGAGTGACGCCAAGACCGACCTTGTTCAGCTGATCGTTAGCCCGCCCGAAAACTTTAACAATGTTTGTCACGGCGCCAGTAACGGACGTAGCCGCCTGCTCCGTCTGATTTTTCAATTCAGACAGATCAAGCGCGACCGGGATGCGTAAGGTAGGAGCTGGCATTTAATGCAACACCACTGCGTTAGCTATTGCCCTGTGCTTCTCGACTATCTCATCAAACTCTTCTGGCGTCATGGGATCGACTGGCGGACCATCGGGACTCTGCGATCTATTCCAGCCTTCGATCACCGCGCTCAATTCCCACAACGTCAACTCATCAACGGTTCTTGGTGTCCATTTGAAGAAGGCACCGATGCCATAGATGCTTGATCTGTAGAGCCTTCCGTCATCACGGAAGAGGCTGACCCCATTTCCCCTTCCGCTTCCTCTTTTCCCACAGGGTCATCCTGCACCCCTACAAGTGCAGCCTCCAATATCCGCATAGAGACAAGAAGGCTTGGCGCTAGCCCGTTCGGGTTTTGAAGAACGTGAATGTCAGTTTTCTTCTTCGCATCTTCCGCTTTCATTCCAGCGCCGATCAACGCCAAGCGGATCACTTCAGAAATGTCGTATACCTTCCAGCTACCGTCAACGATACGCTGATAGATAGCGCCTACGCCAGAGCCGCAACGCTCCTCGATCGCAAGGAGCGTGCCGATCTTGGCGGCGCAGAAATCATCCTCACCGCCAGACCAAGCTATCCGAACTGTGCCGACTGCTGCCATTAGGGCACAGTCGTCCAGACCAAAGCGCCGTCGCTTTGGAACGTCACATCGACATTGACCTTGTTTCCAAGCTCACCTGTGACGTTGAATGCTGTCAAAAAGAGATTGCCGTCCCAACGACCCCAACCCGGATCGTTCAAGACTACGCGGCATTCGCGCGAAGAGGTAAGCAGGAAGAAATCCCACCAATCGTCACGCGCCTCCTTCGCAAGAACTCCGCTGCCACTAACGCTGGCGGAGAACGATCGAACCACGCGCTCGATCCACGCCGGATCGTCCGGATTGTCGCAGTCCGGAACGGTGACATCATTCGTCTCCTTCACGAACTGAATACCCTTCGTGGTGAGTCCGCACGGGCTCGTGAAGATTTGCGGGCTGGCGTCTGAGCCGAGCCAGACCGTCAGCTTCGCAGCAGAGATTGTAGTTGGCTTGGCCATTAGAACAGCCTCCTTATGTTGGTTCAGTTAGAATTCGGAAAGTTGCTGCAGAATGTTTTGTTATTCCATCTGGGTCTTCCAGATATTGGTTTTGCTCTAGCTCGCACAATACAGTGCGATGCCCAACCATTACCAATTCATGTTCGTCAATCGAGGCTACGATTGCCGCGCCAAGTTGACGACTACCTACTGATTCCGGACCGGTCGTCCATCCGTTAATGACGATCGAAATCTCAGCTCCAGCATCGCAACCGCCTCCGGTACGGGACGGAAGAACCTGTGGTTGCCCAAGCGTGATGTATGGCGTTTCTATTCCCGGCGGGACTACATCGAACACGCGCTGCGCAACGATAGCGATCACCGCAGCATCAGCCTTTAGCCGATCGATAATCGATGCGGAAACTAAAAGAGACGGATCGATCATAATCTTCCGCTCGCCTCGTACACAGCCTGCGCAATCTCCTCTCGCATGGCATCACGCTTTTCGCGATACGTGGAATAGAAGAATGGTTGCGCCTCCATCTTCTTCGTTCCGAATTCGACAGCTAAAGAATAATCGTATGAAACGCCAGAACCTGTCCTAATTTCTCCCATTGTATTGCTTCCGCCAGCTTCCACGAAATACTCCAGCGTATTCCGTCCGCGCCGAACGCGAACGCTGTCCCGTAGCGCACCCGATTTAACTGGAGCCGCAGCCTTTATATCCGCCTGCAAGTTATTCGCTATGCGTTGCAAATCCAGCGCCAATTGGCGCTGAAGCCTGTTCGGCATAGACTTGAACCAGGATTGAACTGCTACGACGTCATTAGCCATTAGGTTGGCACTCCTCGCTCCGCGAGAATTTCCATGAACCTTTGCTTTTCATCCGGGACCGCGCTACGGATATTCCAGACCGCGTTCGATCGAACGTCCACCGCCTTCCAGTCCGAAGTGACCAGCTTCGTTTGAGGCGTCATCCGGATTGTGATGCTGGCAACATTTTGACCAGCCAGCCTCGCCTGTATGATTGCTTCGCCACCAATCCGCTGGACAACCCTGCCCGCGATCGTGAACTGTAGCTCCCACACGCGCTCCGTGTTGCCAAGCGCATCCGCAGACGTTTCCACCTTCTTGTAGAATTCAAGACGGTCTCTTAATTGTCCGGCTGCTGCTGGCATTTCTGATAATCCTCCTTCCTTACGGCAGCATCTTCTCTAACAGCGGCATCCGCGCAGCGCGTCACGACCAAATACTCGCGATCCTTTTTATATACCGCAACATACTGCGGATTGAACTTGAACTCCCAGTCCCGAAGCATAACGATGCGAGGCATTACGGCCACCACCATTTCCTGAAGGCAAAGCTGACGATATTTTCACGTCCGGCTTTCATTTCAAAATCTTGCCGATCTATGAGATGAAACCCATTCATCGCCATCCAATCTGTGAAACCTGTCTCTGTAAAATAGTATAAGTGCTCGCCCGGACGATAATGCCTCGATTGCCTTATCCTTTTCAAATTGGAAAAAATCGGAATGCTGACAAAAACGAAAGAGCCGCCAGCCATCGGACCAAAATAAAACGCCGGGGATTCAACATGCTCCAGCACATCCCAGAAAGTGAAGGCAGAAAACCTTTCAAGATCGCTGGCGAACAAGCCACAAGACTTCAACCAATCGATTGCCACAGGATTAACATCAAAACCAAAAGTGTGAGGCCGCTTCTTAATGAACTCGCCAGACCCAATTCCAACATCCAGAACATTCACGTCCGCCCCGGCATGCTCGTTGACCATCGCTATTCGACCCGCATTTATCTTTAACGCGATTTCCTTGTCCTCGTATCCTGCGCACTTGTTGAAATAATCCGCGTCGTAGGAGGCGGTGATCTTCATGTCAGTCTGATAGGCTACTCCGTCAAACGGGCACAGCGTCAGGTCATTATCCTCCTCCGACTCGAACTGAGCGATAATGCCGTCTGTCACTTCCTTCGCCCCTTCTTGGCTTCCCAGAAAGCAAACTTCCCCTCGATAACTACCTTTCCCTCGTGAGGTTTGTTTTTTAAGTTGTTTACAAGATTGTAGACTGGTTCTTGAACGTCCCAATACTCGTGAAACAAAACCCGACCGCAACGCTTTACAAGATCGAAATCAAACTTTGCATCGTTGGCGTGATCGCCGTCCGAATAGGCAGCGTCAAAATCCAACCCGTTTATGATCTCTGACTTTTCTTCATTGTTTTTTATATCAACAAACCGAACATTCGTGATTCCAACAAATTCTGCGATTGCATGCTTCGCCGTGTGAGGAAAAATATCGATCGACACAACCTCCTTGAAATAGCGCGCGAGAATGATAGCGGTGATCCCGTTGTAGGTTCCAATCTCAACGCAACGATCGCCGCTGAATTTAATCTTCTTCAAGAACGGATCGAACGGCTCAACCCCGCTGGACCTTCGAAAAGCATCCGCGCCGAACCGTTTGAAGATTGCCTCCAGCTGAGGATCATCGTGTATGTGGTCAACATCTTCTTTCATGCGTCGATGAAAACCAGCATCCACGTTTCTATAAAAATCAGCGATTGAATTTGTTTTCGTCAAGGCTTAAACCCCACCACCGCGAAGCTCCAAGCCAGATCGCGCTCGCTGTGAATGACGTTTGTGAAACCAAGATCTTCGACCAGTCTGGCCATATCCTTTGGCATCCATGAGTGAAGATGCTTCCGGTTATTCTGCGGTAGCCAGTATTCCATGTCCGGGTGCGGCAGGTACAAAAACAAAACGCCACCGGGCAGAAGCCTAGCTTTCCAATGTTCCAACGCCGCAACCGGATTAGATAAATGTTCAAGACAATGGCTTGAAAAAATATAATCATAATTTACCACACCAATCAATTTCATCGCATCAGAGCCGTTACTAAGATCAATTGGGACGGCTCCAGGCAGCGGCCACTTCCCTGCACCAATGTCTAAACCAAACCCCTTGCAAAACTGCAGCGCGAACGGTGCGATGAACTGACAAGCGTTACCGTGCTTTATATATTCTGGGTAAAGCTTTCCCTTGTAATCGAAGATCACCAGCGCCTCAGCATGTTCGATAGTTTTCTATCCAGCTTGATCGGATGCTTGTTCAAATTCCGAGCTAGCCAATCCAGCTCTACTTCCGGAACGTGACATATTGGATCGAGAGGATCACCCTTGAACCATTTCTTGTCTACGTTGTGAACGCCTGAAAGGAAAAAATCAAAGCCGGTCAGAAAAACGTATTTGGGATTGAAGGACAACACGTCAAGGATGGCAGAGAACCCGGTAGTCGGCAGATGCTTTCCTAGCAAATTGTATCCCACCATGAACTCATCAACGGACGGAATGTAGGTGTCGCAGAACCAGAAGTTTTCTCGCAGCTTGTATATCCAGCGAAAATCAACTCCGGTCATCTTGTCATTTTTCGCGTGCCACTCTGAATTTATTGGCTGCGCGTTCGGGCACTTGCACATGCAAAGCTTGACGCCATCCGCGTGTAATTCCGAAGAAGTCTTGCGGATAGAATTGCCAAAGAAACTATAAAACACATCGCAACGTCTCCCTGTTACGGCAGACACTATCTTGTAATTGTTGGCCCGCAAGACCACATCGTGTCCATCGATGACACCTTCTTGGTTTTCCAAGATCCCCGGACCAGACCCAACAATTGCAACCGTCTTGTCGGTGAAGAAGCTGGCAACCTCTGCCCTATCCAAGAAGCGAACGCGATGCTTCTGCAATGTTATCCCCGCTCTCGTCATCCATTACCGCGCGACACGAACGCTTGTGAAATATCTTCTGCGGCGTAAGCCTGCGCAGATATTCTTCCCGCGAACGCAACCCTTTCCGTGACCAGACGCAAAGCAGGTTCTTGTCGAACGATTCCGCCAGCGGCACGAAGTAAGACACGTAACCGAGCATCGCATCGCAGGTCATCGCAAGATCCAGCAGATCGCTGATGCTGGTCCTGTCGGACAAATCAACATCAACATTTTTCAATTCATAAATCGGATTGCCCTTGCCTACCTGCACGATCAGCGCCCGATCGGACACGGCGCGAATGGCTTGCTGATAGGCTTCTTCTTTTGGCAGCAAATCCCTTGCAAAGCCGTCCTCGCGGCCCATCGGCTCGCGCGGTAGCTGGACTAGAACAATCGGCTTCCCCTTGGCTTCTCGCTTGACAAGATCGACAAGGTGATGTCTGGTAATCGTCCAATCCAGCTTTAGCTCAACCGGCTCTTTTATTTCCGCCTGCATGCAGCAATCGACAAATTGATCGGTGGGCGAGCCATTCAGCATCCGGATCGAATAATGCGCGATCCGATCGACGTTGTCCCGCCGAAACGGCACAACCTTTACACGATCTTTCAATGGAATAAAAAGCTCTGGCCACCGGCTGCAAGCTTCAACGTAGTAACCCTGTTGAACAAAATAGCGGACTACGCTTTGGAGATACAGTCCGTCCCCAAGCCCATTTTTTCCGCTTCGAACGGAAATAGTTTTTCCATTCGTGGCTCGCCGGATATGTTCAACGCGATCGCTACCAGCTTTAGTGACGCCATGCATCGATTAAAGTCCCCAGTTTCATGCGCCAACCTTGCTTCCAAAAGAAACATTTCAGCCGCATCGAAATTCAGCGAAGGCGTCTTCAACGTCCGCAACCTTTTTGAACGCAGTCAAAGCGGAGGCTTTTGATGTAACAACAACGGCCACGCCAATATCGGCTAGTGTAGGTGCTTGCTGATCCAGCCTCCTGCGCCATTTGTCCAAAGTCCTTTGCGAAGGATTTTTCATCGGAGCGGGGTGCCGACTGTGCCAGTGGTCCCCAAGGAAGTCGAACCCCATCCATATCTGCTTCTTGCATCCCGCCTGCGTAACGATGTTGATCAACTGAAAACCGCTGTTGCCGCCGCGCCCGATCGTTCCTTTCGGCTCCATTAAAATCTTATCTTGATCGGTGTCGAAGTCCCCAAAAAGATTCACAAAGAAAATTCCATTGGCAATTGCTGTGTCCGGCTTGCAAGTTACCTTCAACCCGCCAAACTCCTTCGCGCCCTTTTTCTCTCTCCACCAATCCGCGTCTGCCGCATAAAGTAGATCAGCCCAAGGAGCGAGCTGATAAGAATTGTTGACGACCGCAACCCGGCATTTCCCTTTCAGCTTTTCTACCGCTTCACTGGTCACAGAAGAACCAGACGCGACGATCGCCACTACCTCCTCGCTCCAGTCCGGAAACCAGTCCATCATCCGATCGATGTGTGTATCCGATGCGGACGCAAGATCATTTCTGCCGACCAAGGAAGTTCGCTGACGGACTGACCTATCACGACTGTCTCGCGTTGCGCGTACAGCGTCCCGACCATCAGCAGGATCGCCGCCTTGATGTCCTCCGGCACCGCCGCCACCAACGGCGAGGCTTCCGCGTCCGCGACGTAGCCCGCGCGATACCGCATCCGCACCGAGTTAGGAACGCTTGTCGTGATCGGCCAAGAAACACCGTTGGAAAGAATCACCCGCGCCTTCTGACTGGCGCTATCGATCAAGTAGGATGAGGCGTCCCATTCCGATTCAGTCGCGCTCTCGCTGTAGAACACGCCACCGAACTCGATCAACGGAGGCTTCGACAGCTCGATGTAATTCTTGCCGGCCGGAAAACCATCGATGTAAAAATCGACGGTCTGATCGATGAAGGCACGGCCAGTAAAGTTCTCCGCGTTGAGCGTGGCAGCCCGGATGTACAGGTTGAGAAGCTCGTCGTCGTCGTCAAAGTCGTAAGCGTTGACGTGCTTCTTGGCTTCGTAAAGTGAAACCGGGTAGGTCGCTGGCGGGACTATGATCTTGGTGCCCATTTTTTTACAGCCCGTTGAACCCGCGATTGCCCTGCTCGCCGCGATCGCCTTTTTCGCCGCGAGCGCCGGGTGTTCCCGGCTTTCCGTCCTTGCCGTCGCGGCCTCGCTTGACGATCAATTTCCAATCCGGCGAAATCTCTGGCTTGCCGTCCGTGTCCTTGAAAGCAAGGAAGCATGAGCCAGCGTAAGTCACCGCGGCGCCTTTCGGGTAATGTCCTTCTTTCCAGATACCGTGATGAGTGTCGGCCATGGTGCCCTTGGTCCAGCGGTGCTCGACCGTCGATCCATCCTCGAACACCGCGTCGTACCCGAACGATCTCTCGTCTTCGAACGGGACGGTGGTCTTGTAGCTGAGGCCGTCCTTGCCGTCCTTGCCGGGAAGTCCTGGTGCTCCGTCCTTGCCGTTGATCCCTGGCAACCCATCTCGGCCGTCTCGACCTGGCTCTCCTGGCCTCCCGTCAGCACCGGTTAATCCAATCTCGCCGGCCCTGCCTGGCAGCCCATCCTTGCCATCGAGGCCATCACGGCCAGGCTCTCCGTTCTTGGGAGGATTGTTCTCCAGCCAGGACGAGACCAAAGCCCGCACGGCGTCCATGTCCACGGGCAAGGCGTCCTTGCCGGGCGCGCCGTCTTTTCCGTCGGTGCCGTGAATTCCATCCTTCCCGTTGACACCGTCGATGCCGTTCTTGCCAGGAAGACCGTCGGCTCCATCTTTTCCGTTGATGCCGTCGGCTCCGTCCTTGCCGTGCAAACCGTCAGCGCCGTCCTTGCCGTTGATGCCGGGCGCGCCGTCTTTTCCAGCGATCGGCTTTTCAGAGATCGCAAGCTCGACAAGCTCTCTCAATTCCTTGACCTGCAAGTCGCGCGTCGCGGCTTCTTCTCTCAGCTGTTTTATCTCCAACGCCTGGGCCGCGTTGAAAGCAGCCAAGTAAGTCTTCATCACGCTCCAGAGAACGTCGGCGGTGTGATCTATCTCAAGCTGGGATGCGGGCTTGTTCATGAATCATCTTTGCCTGTAAGGCCAGGACCAGACGCTTCGCCACATCACTTTCATCTGCTCCCGGTTCTTCCGGGGGAGGCTCAGCAGGTTGCGCGGCAGGCGTAGGCTCAGGCTTGTTGCTACCGAAAGGATTCTCGCTGCGATCGCGCTCGTCCAGCGCGGCGAGAGAGTAATTCTGCTGCTGCAGGTACGGAGTGTGACCGCCCTTGACCGGACCGAGGTTCAAGCGAAGGCGAGACTCGTCGGGAGCCTTGATCCCGGCGCCGACGGCGCGAGCCTCTGCCTCGACGAGAGTCCGGGTGTCCATTCGCAGCAGGTCGTCGAGATCAAACTCGACTCCGTAGGTCTCGCTCTTGACTTCCGTCAATCCAAGCCCTTCGTCCAAGCACAGCTCGATGCTTTCAAAAAACTTTTGAAGACACTGAGAGTAGTACTGCTGATTCAGCGCCTCGATGTTGTTGTAAGCAGGAGCCGCGCCGACGCCCACCATGAAGGAAGGCACGTGGAACGCCGAGCAAACCGTCTCCGCCGTCCACTTGAGCTGCTCGATCAGCTGAGCGTCGATGGCTCGGATGGCAAGCTGCTCAAACTTCAGCCCATCTCCCAAGACCGCGATCTTGCCGACGTTGTTGCCGGCAAACTTGTCCTCCCAATGGGTCTTAAGCCGCGCCGCGGTCTCGTCATCGATGTGACCCGGAGCCGTGAGAATGCCTCCTGGCATCGAACCGTTGGCGAAGAACTTTCCGGAGTTGGCCTGGATCGCCAGGCCCTGAGCGGCCGGGATCGCGCACGCCGTCAGCGGCGACACGCCGCAGAGCGGGTGGTACAGCGGAGTCATCACGTCGTGAATGATCTCGCTGGCCGGCACCGCGATGCTGTCCTCTCCAAGGCCGGACAGATTGTCGCGATGAAGCTCGTACCACACGGCGCCGTCCGACGCGATCAAAACCTTGACTCGAGTCGGATCGAGAATGTACAAAGCCACCACGACGCGGCGCTCGTCGCGAGCCTTCAGCGCGTACGTGTTGCCTTGAAGCAGTTTTGAGATCACCCACTGCTCGTAAAACTGAATTCTGTTCTGGTAGTGATTCGGCTTGCGGATGACGGGAGAAAAAGCCGCCGACTTGAACTCTTTCCAGATCCCGGTGGGACCTTGCTCCACCAGCTTGAGGCGACACTTGGAAATGTCGGAAGCGATCAGCGACACGCACGAGTAAACGGCGTGGTAAGTCAGGACCGTCTCGTTGTTGGTCTCGAGGTTGCGCTGCCAAGCGCCGGTGAACGGTTCGCGCACGATCGGCCACCAGCCGCGGCTGAAGTCGTTCACGGGAGAAGTGCCGGGAGGCGCCGCCTTCCGGGTTATTTCCCAACCGAGGAGGCGCATCAGTCTTCTTTCGCCGTCATGTCGCGGCGTTCGTACTTCGCCGCGCCGGTGGCTCTGGCAATCTTGCTGGCGATGGATTTGCCGGTGGCTTCCCTAGCGGTGGGATACGGCTTCGCGGCAGGCGTTAAATCTTTCGTGGACAGCGGACTGACATCCTTGCCCTTCGTCATCGCCATCGGACGAAACGCCGCAGAAAGCAAGCTAACGTCTTGCGCATCCGCGTCAAACTCTTGATCCTTGTCGACGGTCTTGCCGCCGTAGAAGAATCGCTCCTTGGCGATCATCTTCACTTTGCCAGCCATAGCAAAACTCCTTTCGGAAAAAATGAAAGAGAACCGGGGAATAGGCGGTTGGGGACTACCCACCCCGGTCCTCTCACCTTAGCGACTATCAACGCTATAGGCCCAGAAGGAAAACCTTAAGCGTACTTCGCCGCCTTGATGTACTGGACTGCCGCGTCGCGACGCTTCAGCCAGTTGATGTACCGTTCCGCGCGCACGAACACAAGGTTCTGCTGGAACGCGGAAACCATGACGGTGGAAGCCGTCGCCGGATCGTCCGGCGCATCGTTCATCTGCACCGACGCTTCGCGCGACACATCGATCTGTGCCGAGCCGTCGTCCGCAAGGAAGATGTCCGGCGCATGCATGAAGATGATGTTGTCGCCTTCCGCCGGGCTGTCCTCCGTGTAGTCGACGTTGTTGGACGTGATCACCGTGAAGCCCATCACTGTGCCGCCGGTCGCGCCCACGTTCGGGAACAGCGGCTGGCCGAGCGAGTTGAGCATCAGGCCGAGCGTCCGAGCCTGACGCGAGCGAGTGATCATGACCAAGTTGCTGGTGTCGATCTCCGCAGCGTCGAACAAGCCCATCACCGACGCAAAGTCCGTGACGAAGTTGGCGTAAGCCGTGCCCGATGCCGAAACCGGAGTGACGCCGTTGGTGACGGACGCCGGAGACGTGTTGGCCACCGCCGCCTTCTCCGGATCAAGGAAGTCCTTGTCCATCAGCTTGATGATGGCCTTGGCAAGCTCGTCGCGTACAAGAGCTTCCGCCGCCGGGCTGGAGAACCGCACGATCTCGTCCGTCAGACCGACGATGCCGGCGATCTTGAAGTAACCGAGCGTGACGGTGTCGAAGCTTCCCTTGCTGACCGGCTTGGGCTTGCCTTCACCGACCCAGTTGACGCTCGAGACCGTGATCTGGCGCTGAACCTTGATGTTGAAAGGAACGCGCGTCAAGCCGGGGATGCGACCGATGATGGTCTTCGGCCAGAGATACTCGATGAACTCGCTCACCAGCATCTGAGGCTCGACCAGCTGAGACATCGTGGTCGAAGAACCGGCGGTGACGGCGGCCTTCAGGATGGTCTGAAGCTCCGGCATCTCGGGCCAGCGCATCTTCGCGATCTCGTGCGCCGGCACCATCTCGCGCGAAGCGATCATCTTGGCGATCGCCAACCGGGCAAAGCCGATGCCCTTCGGAATTACCGGGCCGATCACCTCGACGCGAACGCCGGCGCGCGCCTTCGACGCATCCGCCGCAGAAGCGGCGGCCACCGGCACCGCTTGGGTAAGGCTCATGGCCTTCATCTCGTTCAACCGAACAAGATGGGCGTCGATCGACTTCACCTCGTCGCGACAAGTGTCGTACTCGGTCTGCTCGGCTTCGCCAAGCGTCTCGCCCGACTCGCTCGAAGCGTTCATCAGCTCCGCCATTCGCGCGGCCTTTGCCTGGCGCGTGGCCTCGTAAGCCTTGATCTGGTCTTCGTAGGTTTTCATCTTGCCCTCCTTTGGGGCGGTCTTGATCACGGGGACAACAACTGCTTTCGTTCCCGCGACGCCGGGAGGAGGAGAGACGCCGTCAGCGCCAGACGGGCCAGACGCGGCCATGGCTTCGGCATCGATTGACTTGATGGTGTGAATGCTGGCTTCCGCGTTCGCGGGAATCGTCACCAGCGACAGCTCGAGGACTTCGCTCTTCAGAAAGCGAATTCCTCCGTCGTCAAGAAACGACATCTCGATCGGACGAAAACCGATGGAGACGCCGCGAACCAAACCCAGCTTGATTTCCTCCCACGCCGTGTCGATCCGATCTTTCAGCGGGCCTGACGCGGCCGTTTTCGGAATGCGGGCGGAGAAAGAAATTCCTTCCTTGGTCGCCTTGTCGAACTTCACCGTCCCGACAGGCTGATCGGAGCGATGCTGGTGAAGAAGCGGCAACGGGTTTTTGAAACTGACGCCGAGCGGCTCGACGATGTCGCCGACGCGATCGGACGACGGAGTCGTGGCGATGCCGGTGATGATCCTTTCGTCCTCGTCGACGGTCTTAACGTCCAGCACCGAGTAAGCGCGGTTCATGGTCTTTGAAAGGCTTATAGGAATGTTCATACGATCACCATCTGGTAAGACTTCGGTTTCTCCGCGTCCATCAGCGGAGCCACTCCCATCGCCATGGTCAAGGCGACCATGCCGTCGATTCGCCCGGCGCTCTTGGCCTTCGACAGTTTCCTGTTCTGGCCGTCGGTGTCGGTCTTGATCACGGCGTTCGCCGCGCACATGTTCAGCACCGGGTGGTTGCCGTGAGCGATCCTGGTGTTGAGGATCTCGACCTCGAGATCGCGGAGAGCCGGCGACATCGACTTCCAGCCCTGACCGAACGGCGCGAAGTTTTCCTCGAGCTGCTTCTCGGTGAAGCCCGCCTTCAGCAGCCAGGGTCGAAGGTGGCGGAAGTTCCAGTCGTCGAAACCGATCTTGCGAATGTCGAGCTTCTTGAACTGCTGGCGAAGCCAGATCGCGACGTGCTCGTAGTCGACGGTTCGCCCTGGAGCAGCGAGAAGATCTCCTGACTTGTGCCAGACGTCGTACGGGACTCGATCCTCTCGCGCCTTGTCGAGCAACCCGTCCTTGGGCAGCCAGAACGTCGGGTAGACTTGCCAGACGCCGTCGACTCGACCGACCAGGACCGCGGCCGACAAGTCTCTCGACTCGGCGAGATCGAGGCCGCCGTACACCGGGACGCCGTCGATCGGCTTTGGCTTGGCGCCGCACTCCGCCCACACCATCCGCGAAACGTACGGGTGAGAAACCTCGACGCGACGATTCAACACTAAATTTTCATACTGAGCTTGACGGGCCGGCATTCGCCTGGCGTCCTCCGCCATTGCCATGGCCTCGGTGGCGTTTAGAAAATCACCGAACGCCGGGTTGGCTTTTCGAATGGTCTCCTCCGCGAAAGGATCGTCGCCCTCCGGCGCCGTGTAGAGAGAAACCGTGACGCGCGGATCGTGACCGGCGAGAGCGTCGTCGATCAGGACCGACAGAAGATCGGCGTCGGTCGGAGCCTGAGTCGATATGATAATCGACAGAGGATTGGCGTGAGCGCCGACGGCGGTCTCGAGAGCGTCGTACAGCTCGGACCTCGGGCCTTTGACTTGACCGAGCTCGTCGTGCACCAGGAACGCAGGCGACAGACCGAAGCTCGTCGACACCTCGGCGGACAGCGCCTTGTAGAGAGTCCCGAGCGGCGGGTACAACAGCTCCTTGATAGTGTCTCGAACGACGATCACCGGCGACATGGTCTCCGACAGGCGAACCATCTTCGCCGCCAGCTTGAAAAGAATCGCGGCTTGGTCCTTGGACTGAGCCGACGAGTTGAGCTGCGAGTTCGCCTGGGCTTCCGGGCCAGCCAAGTGAAGCAGCAGCAGGCACGCTGCCAGCACCGTCTTGCCGTTCTTCCTTCCGAACGAAAGAAACGCCCGCCTGGTACCCGCCGGGTTGTCGTATATCTTCCGCAGCTCGTCCCGCTGCCAACCCCTCAGCTTGAACGCTTTACCGACATCCTTCCCCTCCGGCACCCGACAGTGACGCTCTATCCACCGAATGTTGCGGGCGGATCGAGAGTCAGGAGTCGTGGAGCTGGGTTTTGTCTTCTTCGACACGCTTGTGGACTTTCTCTCTGCGATACTTGGACTGCTGACTGAGTCTCATCCTGCTCGCTAGACTGGAAATGTTCCTAGTGTCTCTTTCCTGCATCTTGTTCATGCGCTCGAGAAGACTAAAGTGATCCTTCGTGGGATCAGAGTTCATTTTCTTTATCTGCTTGACGATCATGTCTGCGGTGTTTCGCGACTGAACGATCAGCCTGCAGTACTGAACGAGAAGAGCGTGGGTCTCCCTGGTGAACCAGTCTGGCGGCAGGCTGGCAACGATGGCCCGCCATTCGGCCGCCTCAGGCGGATGCAGCTCTTTAGGAGGCTCAGGCCTTCGAAAAATTTCCAGTTGAAGAGGCCCCGCTACTGCGAGCGAAGCGGTGCTGGTTCTGCCGCGTGTTCCCATTTTCCTCAAACACTTTTATAAAACTTCAGGTGTGGGGCCGTCCATCTCC